ATGTCGTCTAATAATCGACTCCATTATCTTGATGGTATTCGTGGCTGGGCCGCAACTATTGTTGTCTTCGGGCACACCATGGGGGGCGTGATTGCAATTGACGCACCTAATTTTGTAAATCATCAATGGATGAGCTTTTTTACAAATGCTCATCTTGCTGTTTTGGTATTTTTTGTTTTATCAGGCTACGTCCTGAGCGTTAGCCAAATCTACTCATCAAAACGTAATACTGCGGTATCCACCGTTGCAAGATTATTCAGATTGGCTCTTCCGATTCTGTTCGTAAGCCTTGTCGCATATATCATGATGAGGTTAAACCTATTTTTCAATGTTCAAGCCGCTACTAATGACATATCGAAATCGTGGTTAGGGACATTTTTCAGGTTTGAGCCGTCACTACCTGGTGTATTTTCCTTTTCATTTTTCGATGTATTTTTCGCTTATGATACTCCGACATCATACAACTCTTCATTATGGACCATGCCTATAGAAATGGCTGGGTCAATTCTAATTTATTCATACATAGCTATATTCAGAACTGAAAAATTCAACTGGATAATTTCTTCCATTTTAATAGTTTATTTCTATTTTTATAGCCCATTCATGTTCTGCTTTATGGTTGGGTATGTTCTGGCTGAACTGAAAAAAATTAACAACCTATACCTGAGTGGTAGAAATGAAATACCGTTGATATTTATTTTCTTTGCCATGATCTATCTGGATACATACCATAGGCCGGTTGATGAGATTATTCAGGCGCTTGAGGCGGTAGTATTTGTTGTTGTAATATCTTACAGCAAAACTTTATCATCGCTGTTCTCATCAAGAGCATCAAGATTTATGGGCAGGATTTCGTTTTCTCTATATCTAGTTCAGATACTGGTTATTTGCTCATGGTCTTCGTACATGAAGATTTTACTATCAAACTCTGGTATTAATATAAATATTGCAGCCTCAATAAACCTCATATCATCCATGGCTTTGTGCATATTAACAGCAAGAGCCATGACTCCTATTGATGAATTTAGTGTTAAACACTCCAAAACCATTGCTTTTAAATTATTAAATTTATGCTCTAGGTAACCAAGTCGTCAAAATGCACTTTAAGCCCCATAAGGGGCTTTCCATTCGCTCAGGTCTATCGAATCCACCATCCTGGCATACTAAAATGTTAATCGATATGCCATCAATCACTTCTTTCTCTTCATCCATTTCTGCCACGTAAATTGCGGCAATCGTATGGACGCTTTTCCTCAATTGGTTCATTATTTTTCCGATATGTCACACCCCATATTTAGATTTCAACGTTATTAGATCACTCGCAAACTGTTCCTTCAGCATTGGATATTTAGCTTGCTAATGCTGCATGATTGCTTCCATCAGTTAAAGATGCAGAACTAAAAGCTAACGTAAGAAATGAAACATTCTCTTGATATGCTTTACTTAAGCTTTCCAGCTCTTTTTTGTATAGATAAGCATTTATTGTTGATTCTGAAATAATTTTATACTCCAGCTACTGACAGAATTTACTATTTGATGAATTGTGTTTATCTCCTAATGAGTGCTTAACATTTTAATTCATTACAATTTCCTTATATTCAAGGTATTTTTCAAGATCTTGCTCACAACGGAATATTGATACTAATTGACTTTCATCATTAGTTGAAAGTTGGATGTATAGATTCATCAATAGTCCTTAAATAGTATACCCACTTACACCAACAGTTAAGCTAGATACTGATGATGTTGTCCAAGTGAATGTATAATAAATTGTTTGAGGGTTCTGGATTAGAAGCTCATAGTAAAAATCGACGCCAGTAGATCTACTTAAACCAGCATATGCCTGGAAATACCCTACATCCTGGGTATCAGAAGCAATTGAAGCAGCTGCATAACCATCACCTTCCCCTGTGTTACAAAACACATAACCAGTACAGGTTGCTGCGTTTTTCGGGATCGCGTTTGTAAGAGAAATTGGAGTATACCCACCTGGGTTGCTACTGGTTGACAGTACATCAACTCGCTGGGTAGCGAACTTTCTCCCTCTTTGGTACCCAATTTTTAACAGCGCCCCAGATGTTGTTCCCCACACCGATACCAAAGCGCTCGCCGTATATCCTGCTGGCATGTTTGCACCACCATATACCGTGGGAGCAATAATAGAAGTGACGTCCTGAGCAAGTAATGCCGAGGTATCTGTCGTCGGGTTATAAATCAGGTAAATTGCAACCCAACCACTGGCTGGCGCACTACCAGTATCCATGCCACCCGCCCCAGTCGTGGTGAGATTGATGGTTTTGTTGACCGAGCTTAAACGGTACTGCTTACCAGATAATGACTCACCAACAATGACTTGATCAGCAGTGAACGTTGCTGATGCCGACGCTATTGCCACGCTCATTTTCTGGTTAACAGCCTGACCAACCACGCCGGTGAATGATTCTCGCATCTTGAGGTAATCACTTAGCGGCGACCACCCAGCTGAAGAAGTATTAGGGTCGTTTGTGTTGTTGTTGATAGTGCTGATATAAATCGTTGCGCCGTCATCACTGATGAGAACAGCTCCAAGAGGATACCCTCCAACCGCCGTTGAAAAATCTGAGTCAAAAGCATTAAGAGCGCCTGCGCTAGACCATCTGCAAAGGGAAGACAACTCATACAAGATTTGATTCATGTCCTGCCCTTTGGGAGGAAGGCCCCCGGCAGATTTCAAAATCATTGTTATTGGTGGGAATCCTAAATCGTAGGATGCTGTATTATCTCCAGCTGGAGTTGTCGGCAGAAGATCCTCTCTTTGACCATTTACTCCAAAAGGTTTTGGTTGTTTTTTGGGTGAGTCAGAGCGATTCATACTTAATTCCTATAAAATGTGCCATCATTAAACGGGTAGGCGTCAGATGAAAAACCGAAATAAGGACTAATAATTTTTCGAATATTTACCTGAACACCACTAGGAACTGGCATTACTTCATAATTTGTGAGAATAGATTCCTCGTATGGTGCAAGTTCAAACTCGAATGTTATTCCAATGGTCATATCTCGATAATTCACACAGTATGCCCTTCCTCTTTGAAAAAATAATATCTTTAAAAACTTGTTGATTTCTGGAATCGTAGCAATACTTATGTTCGTAAACGCTTTGCAAAATATGAGTGTTCTGTAAGCCTCGTCACTCAATCTAACATTTGTTGTCTCCTGTGCTCCTCCAAAAAAAGGAGAGTTGTTGAACGGAGCGGGGTAATTTGGTTCTGCATTATCAGCTTCACTGAATCCGAAGGAATTGGTCTCTATAGGTGAGTTAATATAGCGACTTATCCCTACTATTTTCCCCCACATATCCAGGCCGAATGTATCACAGGTAGTCAAATCCCATACTTTTTTAATAAACTCATCAGTGAAATCATCAAGGCTAATTGCCTGATTAAAGGTATCAATGATGGATAGTAATTTTTTGCTTGCAGAGTACTGGGTAAGAATTGTGTCCTCCCACATACATTTCCCCCTACGATAATGTAACAGTGATATCTGATTCCTGAATGGTTGGAACCTGGTCTATGCCCATAGTCACAGCCGGTCCGTATAGTGAACCATCGAGAGAAACTTCAAGAGACAAAATTCCAACTGTATCAGGAGATATTGAAATAACAGGGGCATAGTATTTACCAGCATTTATCGTCGAACCAATTCGTGCCTTTCCAATACCCTCATATCCTCCATTGAACACAGTGACAATCATTTCCTTTACTTGTTTAGTAATATCACTTGGGGGATTTAGTGAAGCATCGACATTTACCTTAAAGTAAACCCGCGTAGGTGATGCCTTTTGCCATTGCATTACATAAGATGGATATGGCGGCATGTAATTAACGTTATCGTAAACAGTGAACGTTGTATTACCATTCATATTGGCCCCGGGGTTATAAGTATTGAATATTGACTCAGCAACATCCGTATCAGCCCCGCCATAAACACAAATATAAACAGAATGCGCAAGAATCGGGAAATTCGTTGTTCCTTTATTTACTGTTTCTGCAGTTCTGTTTGACCATACGTAAGCATCAAGCACACCATCAGTCGCAAGTAACGCGGCTAATGTAGATGCGTCCTGATTTCGACTGTTTCTGGCAACTGATTGTCTCCGGCGAGTTTCAAAGGCGATCCGTGATTCAACATCAACACCAACGACTCCAGGGCTAGTATTATTTACAGCATCCCACCCGGAAACGGCTCGATAAATCTGGTTCAGTGAACCTGCGGCACACGGAATCGGCCCGGTTGTTGTGTTGACAAACTGCACATCAACAGAGCCTGATGAGGGTATTACAGCATTATCAATTGACTGATATATATACCCGCTCGTATCCACAGCGGTACTCCCTGCTGGTATTGTTGTTCCAACCTGACCAATGCATGTTGCTGTAACAACTGTCCCCTGAGCAGCGATCCGCTCCATAAAGTAAATCCGACCAATCCCGTCCTGGAATCTGCCGGTTGAAAAGTCAGGGTTAATTTGATTAAACAAACAAAGAAGCTTGTCGTATTCCTGAGCGATAATTTCAGTGTCAGACTGGGCGATCTGCCCTTGCGGTGAACTCAGTGACTGACTTGCGCCACCGCCAAGGGCCGTTGACATGTCTGTAAGTCTTCCCGCCAATACATCTGCTATATCGGGGACTGAAAGACCGTTTTCAGTGATGGTTACATCAGGAACAGCCGTATTTAATGTCGTCATAAGGTGGCCTGTGCAATATTACCATTGATATCTGTAACGCGGATTGTCCCGCGAGTTGTGCGTGTATTCTTGTCAAAGAAAACTGACGCCAGAGCATCCTCAACAACGGGTAATTTGAGTGCTTCAGCCTGCATTTTCTGAGCAATAAAACCAGGAGATGGTCGCCTGCCAAGAACTTCTGCCTTCCATGGGATCCCAAGTGTATTGTCGTAATAACACTCTCCTGAAAACACCAGGCATGCACTGGCGACATCCTGAGCAACAGAATATGATTCTTCTGCGATCGCCAGATTGCCATTTCCGTCAAGCGTCAAGTCCCACGTAGAAGTGTCCAGCTGCATAGTTCTGTATGTCATGTCGGTTTATCCGTTGCATTGGAATTTATTGTTGACCCACCACTTTGTATTCCTGAAACAGAATGTTTGTGATTGTTATAGTTGTCCCTTAAATTTTTAACAGTAGATGACTGTGAACTTGCGTTATCCTGAATATCACCGCTAACTTTAAGTAAAGGAGTATTCATGTTGACTCCATCAGGAGCATCAATATTTAACGATGAACATTTAATATTTAGTGGGTTAGGCGTGGTTATGTTTATTGCACCATCAGCAAATTCAATGAATTGAGTAGGTGCAATATTTAATACCCCACCAAGATAAATTGCATCAGATTTACTGTGTCGCCTTTTGCTTCCAGGTACTGATTCTTTACGATTTTTTCTTACCAGTGATGTGTCTTTGTCGCATATCGCAATCAGACCAATATCACCCGCCACAGGGTCCATAATTACAGCGCTGTTTCCTCTCTGCAACCGCCATACGGGAAGATCATATAAAACCGAGTTAGAAATCATTTTTCCTGTACGGTCTGTTCTGGTTAGTAAAGGAAGAGCGTCAACAACTAAATCCGGTGCTTTCCCCCTGACTTCCTGAACTCTCGCTAACTCAATGAAGAAATATCCAGACATCATCATCTCAAAAATATATTCCTGAGATTGAGCCTCACTTACCTGAGCAGGCGTTGGAGTAAATAGTTGCTTATCCATTATTCTGTTGCGCCTCTGCTCTTTGTTCCGCTGTTCTGGCGGCAATACATATTGAGTGCCATGAACCATTTGGCATCCATGATGATAACTCATGCCGAACGGAGGTTAACTTATACCTTCCGCTTGCATGTGGTAGTTCTGTTTTGATATCCACATATCTTCCAATGCAAAGGAGAGATGAATATTGCGTCTGAAACATCAGTCCCCCATTTGAAAATACAGGATATCCAACAAGTCCGTATTCTCTGGATATAAACGGAATTACATCGTCTCTGTTTTTTTCTGAAGGCCAGAACTCTACTTTTGTCGGTGGCGTAGCTGACATCGCCAGTCCATAATCTGAACAGACCCTATAAAGTTGCTCAAAAACACTTCCTTCAAAATGCGGACTTCCTGATGTTGTCATCCCTTTTACATTATTAAACACAGCTTCATAACCTGCACTTGCACAAATGGATGAGATGACATCTTCAACACTTTGCGCCCCCTGCGCTGTAAACGGGCTTGCTGGCATGTTCTGTAAATCAACATTAGAAGAGGCTGTTATCATCAGACTGCTTTCAGGAGCAGAATTCATGTTTGCTATTGATGAAAGCATCGTGCCGGAGAAAACAAGAGAATCATCAGCAAATACCTCAACATTTAACTTCTGACCTTCCCCAACAATACCATCAGCCTTCCCTGATATATCAGCAAGTCTTTCGATTCCTAACCCGTAAAGAGATATATCAGCCTGAGCACCTCCCCGACCGGTAACAAAGTTCAGGGATACTGTTGACTTAACATTTCTGATGGAGATTTTATTGTTTCCATTTTTATCAAATGCTGATGATTCATTCGTGAAGTCAAACCGAAGACTGTGATTTTTATACAAGCTCGTTTTCCTCGATGTAATACAGCAAGTAACGGCTACCCAAGCCTTCCCATCGCGGGTCCGATTCCCCATCATTATCAATGAAAATAAGGTCTCCCTTAAATCCAAGGTAGGAATATCTTACCATCTTATTCCCATGCAGACATGGAACGCCCTGCATAATTGGGACTTCATTAACAGTTAAATCCATGTACATAAAACTCTGTCGCTGAACAAGTTTTATATTACATTGCTGACCAGCCAGACTTACCGAAATGGACTGAGATTTGCTGGGAAGAACAGATACTGTAATCATGTACTCGCCTTAACTATATTTTTTGCAATATCTGCCGCTTTTTTTGTTGCGCTGTTTGTGACTTCGAGTATTGGTTTGGATACCGTATCAAGAGCACTCTGAAATTCAGTCTTGATTGTGCCGGAGATTTTTCCAGTGATTTCGCCAACAGATGACTTCAGTGATGACCATGATTTACTTAGCTCATCGACAGTAGATTCCCTGGCTCCGCCATTGGTTATTTGCGGATCAACTCCTACATCTCCCTGTGACTTATTGTTATCCGTTGGCTTCTGTTCTGACTGAGGTCCAGAGAGGATAACCTCCATTTGCTGAATGACCTCCTGAAAATCAAGATAAACCGTCAGAAGAGTCACCCCCTTTTGAGAGTTAACTTCGTAATAGTGGTCAACAAGGTCGAAACTCTCCAGAGTTTCCTTTGGCGTTTCAATATCGTATGTTTTTGCAGAGGACAGCATCGTTTTGATTGTGTTCAGCGTGCTGTTCTGGCTTGTGAATGTGAGATCGAAAATATTCGGGATGTTGCCGGAAAAACCAGTAAGACCATTTACGATGATTGCGCATCTTACCCGGGCGGGTTCTTTAACTTTGTTGATGGACTGGTATTTCCCTTTCTCCACCGGAGCGTTTGTTATTTGCGCCCTTCCGCTTGGCTGTACGGATGCCATACCACTGAACTCAAGAGCAACCTCGCCAGTTTCCCTGTCACGAATCACATACTGAGGATGCAGAACGCTGTCGATGATCGAAAGCGGAGAGCCACCACCGATAGCATTGAATATGTCTGCTGTGTTTAAATCGATTATGCCCATCTACTCTCCATTAAACAAAAACCCAGCCGAAGCTGGGTTGTTTTTTATAAAAAGATTTAATTAGGCTGCGGTAGAAACATTAACTAGATTTCTCAATACTTCAACTCCTTTTGAGTTGTAGCGGAATGCTTCCACCTGTTTGCTGGAATGCGCCGATTTATCCAGGAAGAACTTCCCGTACTGCTCAGTTTTGAGGTTGTTTGCGTTAGCAATGCGACCAATCTTGTTGGCCGTTACTCCAAGCTGCTCTGCAACCTCCCCTGCTGAGTAGTAATGCTCTTCTATTGCCGGAAGGGGTATTGCATTAAAACCAACGATCGGGTTGATTATGCTTGCGGCCGCAGTCTGCTTTGCTTCCGGCGCAAGATTTGGCATCAAATCGAACAGATTGGTAACAGCTTCAACCGTCATTTTCAATGTTCGCGCTTGACGATACTCAACAAGTCCACTCGCTGATTTACCGCTTTTAATGTGCGCTTCTTGCATACTTTCAAGTTGGTCTACCAGTGAGCGGCGAACGGCTTTTGACTCGCGAGCGGCAACTCGAAGGGCTTGCTTAATTGACATAACAACTTTTTCAGAACTTGTCTTGTTTGATTTTTGAACTACGAAAATTTCGTAGTGCTCACCTTCAAGTTCATCCTTAATGCGTGCAATAAAGTCGTTATTGCGGACTTCTTTTTCCCCGCACTGTCTACGAGCATGATTGACCATCTCTAACAGGTACTGGCTATCAATGGGTTTATCCGTGACAACGGATCCGATGTTTGCTACATTCTTAAAAGTCATTAGGCATTCCTTATGTGGTAGTAAGGGTGTGACATAGGCCGCCAGCAGCACACTGGCGGTTTTTTTCACCGCCAGATGCGTCATTAATACAGATGAACAGAAGGCGGCAATTCTTTATTCTTAAGCCTTATCCATGCGGAAAGATTTGTTGGTCCGTCTGGCTCATTGATATCAACATCTCGTGTGTGGTTGATTAAAACGTCTCTCGCCGTTCCGATAACATACGAGAACTCATGGCCGTAGTCGTAGCACCTGCCAGAATAGTTTGATTGAATGTGCTTTAGCGCCGGATACAGTTCGCGGAATAATGCCTGTGAGCGGTTGGCATAATCCCATAACCATACAAGGCTGTTTGCTTCTTTTGCAGAAAGCTCGTTGGTTTTCTTCTCTTGTTTGCCGATGAACTCACCTTCAAGTGGAACTCGAGCTGCAAGTGACAGTGCTTCGGCAAACTGCTCCTCACTGATTTCTTTGTATGAACACCCAAAATGAGATTTCAGTGACGACCACATGGTGATCATCGCCTTAGCCTGTTTTTCTTTTGGCAGAGACTGACCTCGACTCATGACGAGTTGTTTAATGGCTTCCTGCTGTTCAGTGGTGATTTTCCCCGGCAACGCCTTTTTAGCTTTGCGTGGATTAACCACATGGCCTTTAGTCCAGTACTCGTAGAGCACATCGTCACACTCTTCCTGATACTGGATTACCTTGTCGCGGATTTCAGGACGGACTTTGTTAGGACTGATGCTGTTCAACCAAGCTGCCAATTTTCGTAAAGCCATACAAATCATGGCTTGCACCCCACCGGCAGAAGGTATGGTGATTTCCACCATACCCTTCGAGAAGCGTTGAGAAATCTTCTTATGTTGAGATTTCCAATCTAGCCCCATTCCCTCAACGATAGGTTTCATTGGGGTGTACGGTTCGCCGTTGTGATTGACAACATAAAGCTCTGCGCCGTGGAATGGTACATTGATAGTTGATACCGCTGTTGCTATACTTTTCATGTCAGTTTTTCCTCAATACTTACTGGCGATTTAAGCCCTAGATACTCGCAATATCTGGGGCTTTACTCATTCTGGACAAACAATCCCGTCCTTAGCTACCGACTCCTTAAGCCTCCTCAACACCTCATTGCTGAATGACCGATCATCCTTTTTCGCTGACTGCTCCAAAGCTTTTTCGAGCCATTCTGGCATCCTTAACGTTTTTACTTTCATTTTCGCTCCTTTGGTATGCGGTACGCATACATAGTATGTAGGTACGCATTGATAGTCAATAGATACCTACATATCCTGTGGTAAAAAATTATTCAGGATACGCTGATGTCTGAACGCAGGTACAAGAACCCACAAGTTAATCTTCGACTTCCTGTGGAGATAAAGGATCGCCTAACCGCGTTAGCTGAGGCGAATGGCAGATCTTTAAATGCAGAAATGGTTGCAGCTCTAAGTGCGTGGGCAGAAGAAAATAAACATGTTCACTCACTTAGCCTTTCTTCCTTAACCGAAAGATTAATAGCTCTTGAGAGAGAGGTTGCAGCCCTTAAAGAAGCAAACATCAAGTAAGAAGACGATATTACGAGGTTGCTATGGCATGTCTTAGCAAGGAAGAAAATGAAATCATCAATGTAGAATTTAAAAAAGCATCAGCAGATGAGTTGCTGATAATCAAGAAATTAATTATCGATGTTAAGAACCATAAAGGGCTATACCAAGATGTCGTAAAGAATGGCGCAGACCTCTACAGTTCAAAACTTGACATCATGAGAGAAACCGGCTTAGAGGAGATGACCTCCGGTATTCTTGCGAGAACGCTTTGGGGTATCACGCGACCAGAAAAAGAGAACACAAGACACCTAAGGGTCGGGATTAATGAAGCTGAGTGGTGCTTTGTGGAATGCATATGTAGACACCCCGCTCACCGCCTTCTTCATGGAAAGAAATACGCCATCCGCAAAGGAATGAAGATTGGTTTTTTCAAACACATCCACCCTGGACAACTTGTAGGGTGTGGATGTTTATCTAGCCCCATAATTCCAGGATTAAAAAACACTTGATAGCGGCCGCAAAGCAGATTGCCACGAAGTTGTTTGCAAAAATACTCCATGACAAGTTAGGACTTGAATAAGTGCTCATGCCGTGCTGATAGCTCTACTAGCAACTTCATCGCTTCTACCGCGTCTGCCGAGGTTGATTTAGGTGACGCAACAATGGACCTGAGTGTGCTCTATAAACTACACAGGGATAGAGAATATGCCAAATTTAGCTTTATCACGGCGGCTAAGTCTGTTTCATCATGGTTTGCGAGTTTGTCTGCTTCTCCTGGGGTATACCCACTCGCAACCAATCGTGCGTGCATCATCTCTTTGTAAGAGTGTTCAATTGCTTTCATGATAATAACCTATTGGTAATAACTTAAAAAAACCCACCTGACGGTGGGTTTTATTAGTGCTTGTATAGGTTGAACTCTCTATCAAGCCATATAACAAAAAATGTCGATCCAAGACGATAACCAACCATGGCTTTCAAATCATCAAATCTAAAAGCCAAGAAATGATCTACGTCTTCCGTTATATGACTGGGGATACCTGCTTTAATTGCACACCTTGCAATCTTCTCAAATCCAAGCTTATGCCTACCTTGCTGCTTAATCTCTGCCCATGTTAGTTGACTTAATCTGTATAATTTATCAGCTAAGCCAGCTTTCTCATCTTTTTGGCATTTCGTTATGCAGTGAGAGCTTTGGATGTAACAGAATGAAAATTTCGGTTTCTTTTGATCTGAATTCCCCCCTGACTGCGGCCCTAACTTTAACTTACCTGTAGATTCAGCAGGGGGGATAATCCTTTTAGATTTTCTTGCCATCTCGTTAGTTAATCCGAGTTGCAAAGTACTCTGCCATCTCCTTAGAGCTAATTTCAGAACCACCAACACCCTCAATATAGTTTGATCTCCATGGTGACTCTTCGTGTGTCATGTTCCTCAGTTTCCAGGCAGAAAATTGCCCAAAAACATCCCAGACTTCTTCTAATAGCTCTAACTGTTCTTCGCTGAATTTTTCAGCATCAAAAGACTCTGGAGAAGGGATAGCGCCATTACCATATTGTTTATAACGGCGATAAAGCTCAGGAACAACAGGGCCATGCATCCAGGCTTCCATCTTATTCTGAAAAAGAGGCTCGCCAAGCAACGCCAATGAAAAACCCTGAGCATAGTAAACAAGCTTTTGTAATTTTAAATTAGAGATTGTGTCACCGCTATCCTCGTCACACCGCGACAGGAAGTAGTCGGCGACATCAAAACAAGTAAGCATGAACACACCTCCATCTTGATAGCCACAGCTAAGTATCCAACTATGTCAAATGTCATTTAATACTATAACAAAGCTATCAGCAATCCTTCGGAGGCTAACTTACAACCACTTTAGCGACATGTTTAAACCATTACGTTTCACATTTACTGCATTTTCGCTGAAGTTACCTATAAGGTAATGTCACATTTCCTGCAAGTTTCATGCAATGTTGAAAAGTGAGCTATTCACTTTTCTATGACACCAAACACCAAAAATAGCACTTTTTGCTAAATCATTCGTCCAAGTTGTGGATGGTTTGTCGTTGACACGTTTTCACACACCACTCCACCAATAAAGTATCATCTGCTATCCTACGCAAAACTAACTGTTGCGTGTTTTTTCTTCATTTAATGGGTAATTGAAATAACCAATACGGATCTCTAAAATGAACATCTTAAAATCTACCATCTCAATCCTCTTTCTGCTAAGCCCTTCCGTGTGCTTCTCGTCTGGCGGCCTTACTTCACATCAAGTTTTAGTGGATTGCAACAGAGCTTCATCGTCCTTGGTTAGCTCCTATGAAAAGGACGTTCCATTGCAGGAGTCCAAAAGGATGGACCTCATACAGACAATATCCCGCGTATGCCAAGGTGCATACCAAAACGCTTACGATGGCATGCAGTATGAGGACATTGAAAGAGAGGTTTTATCAAGCGCCAAAAAACAAAAGAAAAATCTTCAAGGAGAAAGCAAAAAAAATACCGAGAACAGAACCGGGCTAGTTCTTTCCGCCATTCAGGTAGGGTATTACATATACCATAATGGCGGTCTTGATAATAAAAAATAATCGTCATTATGACATGATCGTTAAGGTGTTACACCACTAGAAAATGCCGCGTTTGTTGATACCCGGCTAACTTGCTGATTGACACTTCTGGTAAGAGCATCAACTGTTGTCGGGTTACTGTTAACAACTACCGTGCCAATAGTTGTACTGCTGCTACGGCTGTTGTCAATTTTTGATGTTGTCTGGCTTGGTGTTGAGGCGATGCGTTGCAGCTGCTGATAGTAAGCCAACGTCTCGTTTTCTTTTGCATTAAGAGCGGCGCGAATCTTTGGCACATATTCTCGCGTCTCTTTCGGTAAGGTGTTCCAGTATTTGGATGATGGTGAATCAAACCCGGTACTGGATATATATTTTAACTTTTTGTCTACATTGCCCATCCCCCAGTTGTAAGCCATCAGCGCATGATTAACATTGCCTTTATAGTGCTTTAGCAAATCCCTCATGAACCTTTCAGAAGCAGCGCGAGATTTTACCTCATCAAGACGCTCATCAATCCCATCACCGACCTTTAACCCGTACGCTATGGCAGTATCCTTCATGAACTGATACGGACCAACAGCACCTTTCGGGCTGTAAAGTTTTTTACCACCACTCGATTCCACCTCACGAATGGCATCAAGAAGAGAATCCATGCTTACAGGCTTTACTCCGTCAGGGAGAGGGATATCTGGCTGAATGTTATTGCCATAAATCTCATCTCCCCTACGCCCAAAATCGGTGTCAAACCCCATGCTGCGCATGGTATCTCCAAGTTCACGCTTAGAGTAATCAAAAGATCCTTTAGCTGCACCCTCAATGTTTTCCCTGTCATTGTAGAGGTACAAACCATATGCTATTAACCCAGCCAACCATGGAGGAAGGGCGCCGCCTGTAAGTTTGCTTCCTACATATGCTGCTGCCAATAGCTTCAGAGCCTCTTCCGCGCCACCAACTGCCTTTGTGAATTGCTTCGTCATATTCCCGGCGTCATTGAAAAAGCCAATGATGTCGCCATGATGTTTCTCAATCCAGGAACCAAAAGCCTTCATTCCGTCAATAACGTCAGGAGCGAATGCCACGGCTAAATTTTGCTTTAATCGGGAAAACTCTGAATCAAGTTGCCCAAGAGTGGCAGCAACCTTCTCCTGCTCTTTTACCTGCTGTGCTGTAATACGGGATTTCTTTGTTTCTGAATCGACAAGCTGCTTAAGTTCCCCTGATTTTATTTTAGCGGCATCTGTCGGATCGAACCCTGCGGCAGCCATCACCTGCATCAGGTTTTCTTGAGAATGAGTCTTGCCATAGCGAGAAAACTCAGCAAGAGCCTTGTTTGGGTCGCCGAGCTTATTGATATCTAATCCGGTACGAGCGCCAAGAACCAGCAAATTTTGGGCAGCGCCAGTAAGCCCTCCCATAACAGTTGGATCGGCAATATTTGCCAAAGCCATTCTGGCATTCCCAGAAGATGAAATGAACGAGTCACCGTTAAGACCAGCCTGGCGAAATCCCCGCTGAACACCAAACATCTTATTAACATCAGAACCGAAAAACTTGGCCTGTTGACTGGCTCTCACGATTTCGTTGGCAGTAGATGTAAAAAGTTGCTTGATTCCATACAACCCGGCGCCAATTCCCAAAAATCCAGCGGCTGCGGTTGTCACGTTGCGGAAAGCTGAAACAGCGGTTTTACCGAACCTCTCCGTTTCCTGCCGCTGTTTTTCAAGTTCCTTTAGCCTTTCCTTCTCAGCCCTGGAAAGATCTTTGTTTAATTTACTAACTTCATCTTTTACTTTCCGTTTTCCATTCAGGAATTCATCGGCCTTAATTGTGACCTTGTAGGCCAACTCATTGATAATCATCGCTGCTCCTGATGTTTATTCCAGACCCGCTTGTTAAATGATTCCACCGAGATAATTTCCAGAAGGTTATACATATCACGAACAGATAACCGTTCCTGCAAATCGGTATAAGTGGCTTTTCCTGAACAGATAATGGCGTTCATTGATGGTGTGACGTTTACGGGGCTAACGAGTTTTGCCGGAAGAGTCTCCTCCTCCATGAACGGGTACTTCACTCTCCGGCGATCGTTAAAAAATCAAAATTGACTTTAAATACCTTATCCATTACCTGACGAATGGTTGATACCTCTTCAAAGTCGACAGGCTTCACGGTTCGCACCTGTCTGCTGCCTTCGTGTGTAATCACAATTTGCACAGTTGACATCAGGCGATCACGAAGTTTTCTGGCGACTTCCGGCGATGCAGCAGAAATAACATTCAGACCAAGGGTGGCAAGGCCAGCGCACCCCATGGCAATAACATCAGCAGGAATACCAGAGAATCCCGATTCCCCCATGGAGCGGAATAAATCCTGTGCCAGTTCGTCGGCATCCCATGCCGACATCTCTGTGATAATGAACTCCTTCCCATTGTCGCGATTATCGTCTTCCACGATAAAGGGGATTTCTTTACGTGCCATCAGATAGTGCTCCGTGTTACAGACTCAAAGTGAAATACTGCCGGGCGTGGTTGCAGTACGCGCCGACCCGGAGGAGTTGGAGTCCATGTATAAAGAACCCCGTTCACAAAATTCCACTTCGCGCCGAGAGCCGGAACTGTAAGCACCGCATTACACTGAAACGCTGAAATTGCAGTTCTCTCCGCTGCATACCAGTCATCAATCAGCGAGCCAGCATTGGATGTGGGCATCAGGTTGATGGTGAACTCTGTCGGGTTAAAGATAAAACCAGCATGGTATTTACCGTCCGCTGACATCATGTCTTCTTTGTTCTGTAGTGCGCCAGTTTCAAACATGTTATCAGCTGCGTAGTCGTCAACATCAAAACCGCCAGGGTAGTAAGCGGGTACGACGATTCGCAGCTTACTGTTTGCCGAGGTGATATCTATAGGCATGATTTATTCCCTTATAAAATCGCGGTTGAGGACATTGTGATGGACTGGATTAACTGACCATCGACATAATAAAAAATGACACCTTTCAGATCGCGCTCAATGCGTGCAGAGCCTGACTGTGTCGGGATGTACAGGAACCAGCCCTGTGAATACAGCGTCGATGAGATATCTTTTCCAACTGTGTTATTCACAATTCTGGTTTGCGCATTATCAAGTTTCACGCCACGCTGAATAGCCCCGAAATTGAGAGCCTGTTCAGCAACATCAATAACAGCAGCAGAAACTGCGCCGTATCCTGTCTCATTGAACGGGTAAGACTGGTTATTGGTGAACAGGTTGGCAAAAGCACTAACCAGATTGGCATTAATCCATACCTGATTAATAAAACTGTCCAGCCATACAAACTTGCCAGTAATGGCGCCATCAGATGCGTACTGCGCCATTGTTTTGTTCAGGCTGTATGAGCCGTAGAAGTTGTAACCGTTTGACTTCAGTGCCTGAGCGGTCGCCAGATCGCTTACGTTGGGTGCTAACCCTGAAAATCCACGGAACTTGAACGAGATACGCCCATTGGTGCGTGCAAAATCCACGGATGCAGCATATGCCAGTGCTGTAACGCTATACAGGTATGTTCCGTACACCGGAAAAATGTTCTCGTAGCCATTTGCCACAACCACTTTCTGCACAAAGCAATTGGCATTATTGGCTACCGTTCCTGCTGAAGTGGTGTCGTGAACAACATATCCAAACCGGTTTTTACTGCTGCTTGCCCATGCGCACAATTCTGTTTTCTGGTCATCGGCCAGTTCGACCAGCGAGTTAAACAGGATCCAGTTCTGGTTGACGTTGATGATGTTGTTCATCGTGTCTGTCAGAGTTACCGCATCAGAACCCGGTGATACAATCGCTGCGGAATCCTGCGTCAGTAATAACCCGGCAGCCAGAGCGCCAGCAGAGGCATAAGACACTTCACTCTCTGCGCCAGTAGTGGCAGAGCGAATGATGAATCGGTTAGCGATTGGCAACCATTCAACCACCACCTTGCTTGCACCAATTCCAACCTGCAACTTGGACGCAATGTCACTAAAACTTGTGGCTGTGGACAAATCAATTGATGTGCTGGTAGTCGACTCACCGTCAATGGAAAGGGTGATTGTTCCTGCTGGAATCGCTTTCAGTGTTGCCAGGGCAACACCTTTCAGGTTGCCGGACAGAAGATACCCAGCCACTGGTGAAGTAACAATACGATACATCAGCAGTTCACCAGGAATAACGGATGAATTTTCGTATCCGTTAAAATACTGTTGTGCTGCGAGGAATTCTTTCGATTCACTCCCCATCAAAGCTGATACATCAGATGAGGAGTAATAAGATTGTACCGCGCCAACCGGGATAAGCTCGTTATCGGTCAACATCAGGCCGTTAGCATCAACCGCAGAACCGGCAGGCGTAACGACATTGGGCGTGATATTAAAATCTACAGATAAAGGGATTGTGCTCATGGGCGGTTATCCACCTGTTCAGTTGAAATTTCTGCTTTGTCGAAATAGTCCTGCTGGAACGACACGGTGATGTGTGCTTGCAGGGAAAGAGTTAACGTGTAACGCTCCTGCCACTGACTCTCGGCGTTGATCATCGGCGCCTGAATGGCAGGAGATGAGTAAAGCGGTGCAAGCCGTGCATCAATAGCCTTGATGATGTCGTAGCCATATCCACTGGTGAATGTTGTTTCCAGTGCAATAGCTCTATCCCCTGCCCCCTGACCATAGATATCTACCTGAATATCAGCCTGGCGAACTTCCGTATATCCCATGGTGCTTGTGTCCGGAGAGCCGGTATCTTGTTTAAGCTCTCTCGTAGTGGATAGTCTGGTGAATCGCAAAGGAGTCAGGATACAGAACTGATCTTTGGGCATTGGTACACGGTTAGCCTGAGCCTGCAGGCATTTACCAGCGATAGGTTCTATGTAGCCAGCAAGTACATCGATAATATTATCGACAGTGAAATCATTCATGGGCTTACCTGCAATACAGCAACCAGTCGGCACCAGTCAGGCCACAACTCTATTGGCTCAACAACAAGCCATTGTTCCCCGTTAATCACGAAGATATCTCCGCCCTGCTCCAGTTCTCGCTGAACACTGAAGTAATTACCATTGACGTAAATCACTTTTGCCAGCCCCTGAATATTCAGTCCATCGACGTGTTGCATGTCGCCGCGACTGATTGGCTGTAGTTGAATGGTAACGTTCTGGTCAGGGAGATAAGACGGAATCGGCTTGCGACCGGGGCCGATAGTTTCACCTGCATACTTTTTCAGGATTGCCGGGATGTTGGGGTTAATGCTTGTGATCGCGTTATTGGCTATCTGTCGAAGATTCAATTTCACCTACCTCATAATCAACAGCCCTTAACATGTCCCCGGTCCATATGAGAGGCTTGTTGTTGCTCATATCAACATCAACCTTTTTCACCGGACCGAAATAGCCCGGACCACCAAAAACATCTTCTCTGGCCTTCACTACATCCCACTTAGTCATTTCCGCCCTGTTATTAGGGAATCTACTTCTTAGAAGTACTGTTACCGGGCTTAATGGCGGCTCTTGAATAGTTCGAATGGATTCCTGAATGTCTGCTTTTATGATCTCGCCGATAAGATTCAGAACAGTATCCGTATCTCCGTCATGCGATTTCATGAGCTTTTCGACCTTTTCTGACCACTCTTCAGATTTAGAAGCTATAGCATTCCTGAAGAATGGCCTTGGCGGACTTCCACTTGCCGGGTTACCAAATTCGTTAGATGCTGCAACCATTGGCATAGAAGTACCATCCGGATAGGTGGCATCTTCAAGAAACCCGACCTTCAATTGCTTTGAGGACAACTCACTACCAACTGAATCAAGGAACTCCATCACCTTATCCATCAGTACCTCCGGTAATACCCATACGGGTAATTTGATGGAGAATGCCCGCTTATATACTGGAAGGTGCGAAACGGCGCCGTAGCATTCCAGTAATCAGCCCCGTACTTTGTTTGCATGTACCATGCTGAATTTGCTGTTCCCCCTGGCATATCGGCATGAACGCTAACTGAACCCTCTGAAGCACTGTCGATTCTTCCAACCAATCCGGATGGAGACTGCCCATTCGCTCCTGAATACAAACAGGCGATATGGGCAACCAGCATATTCAGCAGCATTGAGCGTACAGCCAAATCCGACACACGACTTGAGTCTGTGTTATCGAGATAAATGGTTGCTTGCGTGAAATACTGCTGAAGAAGTGCGTCGTCGACAGATGATAATTCAGGATAGCGTAGCTTAAATGCGGAGGGGTCAAATATTACGACGCCCATTTGCTGCTCCCGCTATTTTTCGTCAGCCTTTTTTACGCCCGGAGCCGGATTTTCCGGGTCAAGGCCTTCAAGGCCAGTTTTTGATTCTTTCAGATCTTTACCCTGCGCATTCAGACTGCGAATATCTTTCTGAATGAAGATTGCATTGTTCTGAATATACGCGGCATCCTTATAGGTCTCGATGAACTTATCCATGAAGTCTTTCTCGACCATGGTAACTCCGAAAGCCCCCTCAGGAATTGCACCATCAAGACCACGGAGGGCGGTTGTTGCCGCCCCGTTCAGGATTACTGTTTTGCCATCCAGAGTTACCTGAAGGCCATTTGGCAATTTGCAGCCAACGCTTACCGTTTCTGCCATGAATTAAACTCCCAACATGCTTGCAAATGCCAGCGGCTGGCGAATGATTGCGCCCCAGGTGCCACCGGTTTTCTTTTGTTTGTACGCGGACAGGTCAACAACAACTGGATGCGCACGCATTTTTTCGGTAAATGCGCAGTAGCCGGTGTCCTGACCATCCAAATCGTCGGCGATCAGCTGAACCAGTTCGCCGGATTCGGTTTTGTACTCGACAGCAGTAACAACGCGCAGGTTCGGGAAGTTTTTCTTCAGCTGATCAGACACGTTGACGTTGTACATGTTGGTCTTGGTCAGATTTGCTTCTGACTCTGGACTCATCGCCAGCGTCATCTTGCTGTCTCGCTCAACGTACCCCTTGGTCTGCTTCACTAACTGCATGTAAAGCGCCTGGATATCGTCATACACCGCCTGACCATCTTTGGTTGCCCAGGTAGTTCCGCTGCCAGTACCCGTTGCGCCCGGGGTGATTGATGCCGGAAGGTTAGGGTCATTCAGAATGCCGTAGTTCTTCAGGCCAGCAACGCCGAAGAAGTAGGACTTGTTCTGAAACTTATTCAGGGTCAGCGCAGAAGCAGTATTCAGTTGTTGTGCCCATGCAATGCGGCCTTCACCGTAACGGTCAAGTTCCAGCTCCCCCCACTGAGTAATGGTCTGGTACAGATAGGACTCACGAGCAACCCAGTTGACGTTTGCATTTACCTGCCCATTATTGTTGTAGTCACCATAACTGGAAACCTGACCCGTTGATTCCACAACCGGGAATTGTGCGGTCATGGTGGTCCAGTCTCCCTTCTTCGTTTCCCCCAGAATTTCCACCGCTTTCATCGGAGTGACAAGGATGCGAATCAGTTCCGGGTCAACGTAATTAGTGAAGTACCATGGAATGCCAGAGTTACTGGTTGTTACCAGTGAAGGCTGAGAGTCCATTGCATAGGAATAGCTATTAGCAACAGCATCCGTCAGATAGGCTTTGGCTTCCGGAAGGATTACACCGTAATCTCGCTCAGCCATAGCTTTATGTTGTAAAAATTCTGCGTTATTCATGTATTAGCTCCAGGTGCCCATCTGAATCAATTCGCCAGCCTCGCCAGCACTGCCAACAACAAATTTTGTTTCAACGTAATCCGAGATTGACGCCCCGGCATCGCCAGCGGTAATGGTTCCATCTGACAGTTTGGCGAAAATCTTCTGCCCTACGGTTGCCGCACCGGCAGTTTTCACCCAGTAGTCGCCAGCAGTCATCAATGTCATCTGAACTCCAGGCTGAATAGTCATAGATGATTCACCAAGCCATGTGGTGACAGACGCCTGCCCTTCCCGATGAACGAAGCCGGCAGGAGCACCGGTTCCAGTGTTATTGACAACACCATTGCTTACCCATGCAAAGCGACCAACAACAACCCCATTTGCACCGGCAACAAGAGCGCCCTCACCTGCAAGAAGACTTGCTTTAGGGTTAGCCGAAGCGAAATCCCCTTCAACTCCCGGCGCCTGTTGCTGATTAATTACACTTTGAAAGCCACTCATTTCTTAGCTCCGTTTCAGTTTAGTTGCGCCAGGAAATGCCTTGGCGAAAGAATTGGTTGCAGCAGAATCCATCCCCATACCATGAGATGGTTTGCGAACTACCGCTTTCTGGCTGATAGCAAATTCAACCATCGATTTAAGTGCTGAAGGATGAACGCCTTTATGTTCGGCACCGATTGAATCAAGAGCAAAGCGATAAATAGACTCTGCGGAATCCATGGCGACCAGACTCACATCACCAACCAAAGCACGAACGCATTCTCGAGCCTCATTGGCTTGACGGATACGCCCCATCACATTCTCTTCAGCTTTTCGAATCAATGCGGCATCCATAGCTGCTTTATTCTCATCATCGTCTTCATCCTCGGCAGTCTTTTTATCCTTGCCGTCATCATCTTCGTCTTCCGCTTCTTTGCGGTCACGATCGCGGTCCGTTCGCTCACGTTCTTCACGCTCTTTTAGTTCATCCTCTTCACGTTTCAGACGCTCTGCTTCTGACTCATTATCTCTCTCGGCCTGAGTGGCTTCGTCTTCAACAACCTTTTGCACTTTCTTTTCCACTTCTTCTGGCTTCTCATCACTGGCCAGCATCGGCGTGATAACTGCCATTAACTTTTTAGTAAGTTCTGACATTGATTTCATTCCTGTTGGTATTGAATCCCCGACAACAACGTCGGATCCGGCTCTTCCCTCTGTTACGAGAGCAACGTGGTTCCCGACGATATCGCGCATTACACCATCGTATGGCTGGCCTTCATGCACGCCGGGGGTCATGTCAGCTACATATCTGTAGGCCGACGAAAGTTCTTTCTTCTCGTCTGTCTCGATTCCAGCGATAGAATCTGCGTCCCATACGACAAGCGAGTTCTTGAGATAAGTCCCGTCAAACTCAGCATCAGTACCAGTAGAACCAACCACAGCCATCTTCTGAGGGTCTGAAGCAGTAACCGGAATGTGTTCGTTAAGGAGCGGGATGTTGTTGAATGTAGATGCTGCTTTGGCTAACTCTTTCGGGTCACGAAGCAGGTAGTAAACCTTGTCAGGCTGTAAACCTAGCGATCTGTAATTAGGGATTTCACGTCCATAATAAGGGCAAACGTTAGCCTTACTGATTGGCGTCACTTCGATATGCAAACGCCCATCCTTATCAAAGGAGCGCACCGTTGCCTTGTCGAATGCCAATCCGTGATATCCCCATTGCCAGTCGCCTTTAACTTTGCGTAATGGCATGCTTTTACCTTTCGGCAGGCAATAAAAAAGCCGCAGTAGCGGCCATTATTTCCTCTTGGGCATAGCTATTTTCAGTAGTGCAATCATTAAGCAACCAAAAATCAACACTAAGCCCAGAGACCATAAAACCTCAATCATTTTCTATCTATCCCAGGGATAACAGGAGACCACGTACAACGGCAGTTGATAGCCTCTCCCGGCAGCACCCATTCACCATCGAGATACAGCCCTTTATCGAGGTCGAACTCTTTACCGTCAGCTTTCACATGGGATGGTCTTGGCTGCTTCCCGGCGTGTGAGTGACGCCAGATTCCTTTGGTGATTCCTAACTTCTTCTGCCGTTCAGACTGAATTACCGCTGTAGCTTTGTTGTTCTGATCGCGTGCAATCGTCTCAGCGCGTCTGCGTGTAATGCCATATCGCTTAACCAGTTCATCAGTGAGATAGCCAAGGTCACGACCACGGCTGACAGACTGCATGACTATCGTCTCAACCTGTGTGTGATAGTGTTCAGGTATGGATTTAATCAGGTTGACGTTCTCGTTAACGACAGCCTGCATCACGTTCTTAAGCTCGTCATTCATTGTGAACTTAACGGTAAATCCGCCAGCCTTTAACGCTGAGTGTAACGAAACGTCGGTGTTGCGCAGTGTCTTATCAACAAAGCGATCAGCCAGTTTCTTAGCCAGTTCATTGAATTTATGCTCCCACTGCTTGCCTAGTCTGGACAATCTGCGCTTTAACTCATTCGCGGGACTGGAATCCATCGCCATGTTGTTTTTGTATGCGCCCTCAAGCCAGTATCGGTATGACTTATCCATCTCCCTAACCAGCTTGAGAAGCTCAGAGCGATACCACTCATGAACTCCGGCGTTGGCTCTGACTGGACGAAGGATTTTCCGGTTCTTCGAATCCTTCTTCGATGGACTCGTTTTCGTACTCTTCTTCGTCATATTCAGATTCCATCATGTGGTATGGGCTGGCCTTATCCGACTGGCGCATGCTTCTTATTGCATCAAGATCGAACACGCCAGCTTCGGCATAGTTCTTGTCAGCCTCAGACTGATGTTTCATGATCTCGGCTTTCTCTGCTTCTGTAAGCTCATACAGAGGCAGGAACTCAAAATCAATGTCAGGGTCAATCTCGCCAAATTCGTTTAACTGGATAACATCCAGTACTGTTTTCAGTGGTACTCTGAACAGATTCTCCTGCATGGCGTGGATTGAGTCATAGAAGACGCGGATTTCTCCATCAGATGACGCGTTTAGCCCGTTAGGAGTGATGCCAAGGAGCTTAACCAGGGGAATGCTTGATACCGATGCCATTTGTTCCTGTGCTTGAGCCTGAAGAGCATCGACTCCGGACAGACTTGTCACAAACTGGAAGAATTCTTCCGCATCCTTATCAATAAGGAACATTCCGCGATTGTCGCGAACCTTATTGAAGAGCTCGGCACGCATAAACAGGTTTGGGTCTGCAATTCCAGACAAGGCATTCTGCATGTTCGTCTTCAGCCCGTAGACCACAAACGAATGAACCAGATCGCTAACGCTGTCACGTGTTCTCAGCCAGTTTTGCACATATGGCTCTGCCATCTGACTCAGCGACAAGCCGCCGAAGTTGTACGCCGCTTTGAGAATGTCTGGCACCTGGCGAGAAATCATTGTCAACATGCGACTGGCGTGAACCGTGCGCCCCATGACATACCATTCAGATGGATTGAAGAAGTCAGGGCTTAGAGGATTGTCAGCGTTATACACGCCCGGGTAAGTCCACATAGCCTCGACAACGCGGAAACCATTCAGGCTTCCTTTGGTAATCTTGCGCGGACTGATATCGAGCTTCTTATCCAGTTCGTCGGGAACCAGCCAGGCTGAGTTACCGCTTGGCGTCTTCACGTCGATATAAATCTGTCCGCGTCCGAAGTAGCCGTCATGTTCCGCCGCCTCGCGAAACTTCTCTCGCACTCTGAAACGCTTTAATGCGTCGTCAAGCTGGCGAATCTTATCGGCCTTGTCGTCACCATCGTCTTTACCTACATGCTTCAGCTCAATCCATTTTCGCGTCATCTCTTCTGCTATCGTGCCAGTAATCTTGCGATACTCCGGCAACTGAGCAAGTTGAGACAGATATGGGTAGCCAGGAAATCCACCGTAGCCATATGAGGTGATGTTTGCTGAGTTAAGGTAACTGTACGGCGTGGAGTCCATCGCCAGAGCTGACTCCCCAATATGTTCAGGAATAACGCCTGGCGGGGGTACGTATCTCTCAATTCTACGCAATGCCTCGCCTTCATTTTTAATTCGCTCCTGTTCGTTAATAATCGCAAGAACATTCGCCAGAGACATTGGCTGTTTCGCCTCTTCTTTCTGAGGCTCAGATTTTTTCTTTCTCAAAAAATTAAACACTATGCGAGCCTCAAAAGGTCTTCAGATATACGTAACGGACCATTGCCATTTTTCATCTCATCGATGGCATCCATCATCGGATCAAGCTGGTCGTCGTGCGTATTGAAATCAGGATTAATGGCTTCCATCTCAACGAGGAAGTCGTTGATGAATGGTGCGCTGCTGGGCAACTTGATGTAACCGGACTCGATATAACCCTGTACGTCCATCAGTCGTGTGTACTTATCCTTATCGCGCTGAATTGCTTTGATGGGGCATATCGCTTTTTTACGGATGTTCTGTATCAGGCCTGTGCCAGATGACTTGTCCTCTATCGCCATGTGGCGAAGCGGCCCATTCTTCAGAGTTTTGCACTTTTCCCAGAATGCAACAGCACGGCGTTGTAATTCATCGGCCTCCCATTTACCGCGAATCATATCGATCAGATAGATGTACCCGTCAGTACCAAGCCCCCAGTGCTCGAATACTGAGAAGTCGTTGACCTCTTTTGTTTTCTGTGCGGTGTCTCCATAGACGGCACGCCATTGCATGGGAGGGAGTACCGAATATTCACCAAACCATTCAGACTTAATAAGCCCCCCGCCTTTGGCGGTTGGTCGTTGCTGATAAAGGGCATTCCATACAAGAGAACCGCGCTGTTTGCACTTCTCTACGAACTCTCTCGGCATGCGCTCAGGAAACAGAATTTCACCGGGATTGCGCAGTCGATACACATTACCGTTGAGTTCATGAATCTCTTCCTTTTCAGCCTCCATTGGGAAGCTAACTACGCGCCAGCGTTCCCCGCCCTCTTCAGCTAGTTTTAATAACTGTCCGGCGAGATCGTTTTGATGCCAGCGTGTCAGGATGATGACGATGCCGTTTATCTTCGGGTCAACACGAGTGAAGAATGTCGTGTCATACCAGTCCATCACCGCTTCCTGGTAAGTTGGAGACGATGCGGTTTTGTAATCTTTCGCGGGGTCATCAATAACCCCAATGTTCATACCCTGACCGGTGATGCCACCGTTAACACCAGCAGAACGATATGAGCCGCCGTGTAGTTCGCCTTTGGCATCAACTGGTTCCCATAGCTCGGTTTTGTTGATGCCTCCCGCCAAACTGCGTCCTGAAGGTATTTTCACGTCAGGGAAAACATCTGCGTACTTGTCAGATGTGATAATGCGTTTAACGTCACGGCTCATTCGGTCTGACAGGTCAGAAGAATATGAGCACGAGATAATGTTCCATGATGGATGCTGTCCTAACACATACGCTGGGAAGCGGCGAGAGCACAACTCACTCTTTCCTGAGCGTGGAGGGGCAAACACCATTAGCCTGGGCATGTTTCCGGCTTTAACTTCATCCAGAAAGTGATCTAGCTCAGCACAAAGCAGCTCGTTAAACCAACCTGTTTCGTATTGCGGATTAGTGTACAAAGTGAAATCGAGAAGGTTTTTTCTTGCTGAGCGGATAGCCAGCTCTTTGTGCAACTCATAAATCTGAGCGTTTCGATTCAAGCTGATTGGAGCGCCTGCCATTACCAAGCTCCTTCAGTTTCTCTTCAAGTAACTCTTCTGACATATCGGCATAACGAACAGGCCCACCATCAGCGCCAGTAATTTCATTTTTGACGTTGTCTTTAAACGCCTGAACAGAAACATGACGCCCAAGCAACTCAAGGTTTTTAACCTTATCAGGCCATTTGATTTTCTTCAGAAGTGCGGCGCTATCTGCGGATACCATCTCCACGACATCCATTCCTGATAACGTTGTTCGCCATACCTTAGGCCAGTCTTTAATTGGTTTTAGCTCACCGTTTTGCAGGAGAATGTCGAGCACATCCATCTGGTCGATTTCAACCAATCTACGAAGAACATAGGCTGCATCTATGCCCGTCTGCTCAACGCGGGCAGCTTTAAGCTCAGCAACGAATTTTTGAACATTAACATTTGCTAATAATCGAGATGCCTGCTCATTGGCGGTCTTCTCGCTGTATCCCGCCCTGATAGCTGCCTGTGTGCCGTTCAGATCTTTCAGGTACTCACGGGCAAACAGCTCTTGTTTGTCGGTGAGCTTTGCCATTATTTGTGCTCCGTTTATCCGTTAAAAGGGATATCAGTTAAGTTATCCCGTGCAGGGTATAAGCCATTGTCGAGACCACTCATTGAATGGCCTCTGCAATAACCGATGTCTTTCCATCAGTCCGCCACCACAAAGAATCTTTTTTGCCATAAGGCTGGAGGTTCATCTTTCAGTGGCTGCCAGTGTTATTTCCCCACTTACTGGCTTGGGTTGTTTCGCGGTGCTGCCGTTAATTGGTGAGTCCGGGGATTACGGTTTGCCCGTGCTGTTCAAGGCGTTCAATTCTAGCCAGCAGCTGTGGCTTCTTAATTTTTCCCCAGCGATTTAGCAGGCGACCTGACATGCTGGCAACATCCTTCTCTTTCATGTACTCCAGCATTACGGCATTTCGCTCTTCTTCAAATTGACGATTACCAACCTGAAGCATGGCGTACATCCAGTTGAATGCGTTGATGTAAGCAATTTTGATACGCATTGCTTCTTTTTTGGTGTAGGACATAACCAAAAGCATCAACCCATCCTTACGTAGCCGATAGAATTTTTGTGGCTTACCATTCTGTAACTCATTGTTTTTATAGCAAACCTCAAAATTGAGTTTTGTATCAAACTCTTCAGGACAAGCAGCGATAGTTCTTTCTACATCACGCACAACGTTGTCATGTCGCTTACGAAATGCTTTCGCCACCATAAATGAATCGGTGACAGGGTCATTGTTGGTAATAAAAACCAGTTCTTTGAAATCAATGCCGTCAACGATAGTTGGATAATTCATCGATAATTACCTTTTAGTGATGAACCTTGTCACACAGGATTCCGGCCCACAGAAAGGCACCGATAACCAAACCGGCATCCTCAAGGGTCATCCTGAAAGGCTCTGTGTTCATAAGTCGCGCGTGTGAAGCGCATTTACTGAGGACATAAAAAAGCCCCGCTTCTGCGAGGCATTTTCCTGAAAGTCACTTGTTAAATTTCAGTGAGGTTAAAATTATTTTAAGCACTGAGTCCTGATGTACTCCTGCAGGTAGTTAACCTGCGCGGTTATCCTGTCGATTCCACTTCGGAGACGGTAATAATTGAGTTCAGCATCTGCTGTAAGTCCTGGGCTTTCTCCATCGCCCATGCCGCTGGCTCCGGTCGTTGACTTTGCACAGGTGGCGGCGACTTGCAGGCGCTTACGACCAGCAGAAACATCAGCACGGAGACTTTCGATAGTCGCGTTAGCATCAGCAAGCTCCTTTGTATATCTGGCGTCGAGTTCTGCTACATTGCGTTGACGTTTCTGCATGTCAGCGATTGTGGATGTGGCCTTATCACGCTGCTTTTTGTAAGTGATGGCGTTATCACGGTAATGATTAACCGCCCATGACAGGCAGACGATGATGCAGATAACCAGAGCGGAGATAATCGCGGTTACTCTGCTCATTGTTGCCCCCACAAACAGACTTCACGCTCAATCTCGCGGCGAGTCATCAGCCCTTTCCATTGCTTACCGCCAGCGTATGTCCAGCGCCGTAGCTGATCACATGCGCCTTTGATATCGCCCTGGTTTATTTTGCGAAGAAGAGTAGATGTTCTGAAATTGCCAGCGCCCACGTTGTAAACGAACGAGTAAAGAGCGCCGCGCGTTGTTTCCGGTATATTGACTTTGATGTACGGGTTAATTTGTCTGGCGACCGTGGCAAGGTCTTTATTCAGGAGGGCTTTGCATTCTGCTTCGGTATACGTTTTACCGAGCATAATGTCTTTTCCGGTGTGCCCGTAACATACAGTCCATACACCAACGATATCTTTATATGGTATGTAGCTGACGCCTTCCAGACCATCGTTACCACTTGGGCCAGTGATTAACACAGATGCTATAGCAATAGCCCCGCCACCAATAGCCGCAGCAACGGCTTTTCGTAATGATGGAGGCATTATTCACCTCTCGCAGCCTTTCTTCTGTCTTCTCTGATTTTGAAGTACAGATTTGTCAGATAAGTGAGAAAACCCAACACAAGGCTTCCAAGCACTCCAATCGCAGCCCACTGTGATGGACTGACCTGATCCAACCACTGCAAAAACCAGTATCCCGCACTACCAGCGGATGTTCCGTAGGCAATGCCAGTTGAGATTTTGTCCATTGATTTCATAGCAACGCCTCCGCAAGTAACGGATTGCGTAGTTCTTATATTGGGAAGGGGAAAAAAGAAGGCCGCGGCATAACTGTCACTGATTAATTCAGGATAGTCAGTGGCTACGGCTCAGTTTGGGTTGTGCTGTTGCTGGGCGGCGATGACGCCTGTACGCATTTGGTGATCCGGTTCTGCTTCCGGTATTCGCTTAATTCAGCACAACGGAAAGAGCACTCAATGCATTTAAACCAAGCCCCATAAAGGAGAATGCTCTTACCTGTTGCACAGATATAAAAAATCCCGAAACCGTTATGCAGGCTCTAACTATTACCTGCGAACTGTTTCGGGATTGCATTTTGCAGACCTCTCAGCCTGCGATGGTTGGAGTTCCAGACGATACGTCGAAGTGACCAACTAGGCGGAATCGGTAGTAAGCGCCGCCTCTTTTTATCTCACTACCACAACGAGCGAATTAACCCATCGTTGGGTCAAATTTACCCAACTTTATTCAAAAAGTCAATATCATGCCGTTAATATGTTGTCATCCGTGGCAATCATGCGGCTAACGTGTGACCGCATTCAAAATGTTGTCTGCGATTGACTCTTCTTTGTGGCATTGCACCACCAGAGCGTCATACAGCGGCTTAACAGTGCGTGACCAGGTGGGTTGAGTAAGGTTTGGGATTAGCATCGTTACAGCGCGATATGCGGCGCTTGCTGGCATTCTTGAATAGCCGACACCTTTGCATCTTCCGCACTCTTTCTCAACAACTCTCCCCCACTGCTCTGTTTTGGCTATATCAACCGCACGGCCTGTACCGTGGCAATCTCTGCATCTTGCGCCCGGCGTCGCGGCACTACGGCAATAATCCGCATAAGCGAATGTTGCGAGCACTTGCAGTACCTTTGCCTTAGTATTTCCTTCAAGCTTTGCCACACCACGGTATTTCCCCGATACCTTGTGTGCAAATTGCATCAGATAGTTGATAGCCTTTTGTTTGTCGTTCTGGCTGAGTTCGTGCTTACCACAGAATGCAGCCATTCCGAATCCGGCTTGTGATTGCGCCATCCCCATAGCAGCCATCACATCAGTACCGGAAAGAGAGTCAGAAGCCGTAGCCCGTGGTGAGTCGCTCATCATCGGGCTTTTTGGCGAATGAAATTTAGCTACGCTTTCGAGTCTCATCGTCTCCCCCTCTTGCCCTGTTTGACCATCAGGACGCCGTTAACTATTACGTGACGCTCACCTTTGCTGTCTCGGTTGTACTTGAGCACTGTTCCTCTTGCGCAGGAAAGCATCCTCGCCACTTCGGTCTGATTGCCTCGTGTCTGGATAAGAAGCTCTGGTATCGTTTGAATTGTGGCGTTCATACGTTCTCCAGTTCGGTGATTTTTATTCCAAGCCGTCCGCCTGGTACTTTCACACCACGAATTACGCGAATGTCATCGAATTGCTCGTCGTCTTCCGCAAATCCGGCGTGGATAAGGGAATCGAGTAAACCTTTCAGGATGTTATCGAGGTCGCGGCGGCGGGAGTCTGGAACGTCTGCGATGACTTTGATGCGGAGTCGTGATTTGGTGAAAATGTCTAACTTGAGTTGGCGGATGATTTGCTGAACGTCTTTTCGGTATTTCTGGCCTTTATCGCTGATGTAGTATTGGCTTCCCCGTCTTCGCCAGTAGGTGTTCACCGACGGCGGGTATGGAAGCACAAACTGATATTCGTTCATGGCTTAATCTTCCCCTCCTTCAGCAGTATCGCCTGCGTCCTGATCACGCCTTCGAGGTGGTAAAGTCTGGCGTCTTTGTTGTCGAGGTTATGGGTGCGTCGGTCGATTTCATCGTGACACGCGCTACAAGCCCATGCGCCGATCAGGTCGTCAGGCTTCATTCCCGTTCCGCAAATTCCAGCCATCCGGTAATGTGCCAGAACTGTAGTTTCAGGATTGCCATTGCATACGCCGTAAATACGTACCTGGCATTCTCTGCCGCGTGCTTCTTTGCGTAGGTTAGCCATTATGGTTCACTCCAGTAATTCTCAATTGCAGCAGCCATTCTCTGCATCCACTCAGCCAGCTTTAACGCGGCTTCTCTTTCAGAACCACATTTAGGGAAATCCTTCATTTCCATGCTGGCCTTATATGTTCTGAATGCCAGGTCTCCGGTAATAATCAGATTCTGAACAAGCACCGAGCGTTTATTCCGGTGTTGAACGTAATAGACAGATTCAGTCCGCATTTCTTCTCTGTCTTTTTTTGAAGGAAATAAGCTCAGAGAAATCGCTCATCGTCTTCTTCCTCGTACATTGAGCTATTCGGATCGCTCATCAGTTCTGCGCAGCAGTGCTCACACACGTGAACTTCCAGCACATGCAGCTTCTGACCGCAGTTAGCGCACGTTAAAGCCCGCTCGACGCTTTCTTTCTGGTATTGAAGGGATTGGGATGGACTAAGCATGGCTTTCACCATTAAAAAGTCGCTTGTAAGCATCAATGTCTCGTTTTGCTTCACCAAGCTTTCGTCTTAATTCCATGTTTTCTGATTCAAGCTTTTCCATGTCTTGTTGGTATCGATCGCGGTGTTCTTTCCATGCTTTTCGATACGCCTTCATGTATGTCGTATTGGCCTTTCTCTTTGCCTGACGAACTGCGTGGTGGTTTTTCACAAACCAGTCAGGGTCGTTAAATGCTGCTCTGGCGCATGTATACCAATAATTTGTTGCCTCCCTGTTTAGCCAATAAATACTGATAAATGGCAACTGTATCGACACCATTTTTCGTTGAGACTCTTTCTCGCCAAACATGTGCCCTTTTTTGATGCTAAGGCCAAATCCAGGTTGAATTAAAAGCATTGTTATTTCCTCGCACGATGTCTTAGCCACCGGATATCCCACAAGTGAGCCGTGTAATTGAAGGTTTTTACGTCAGATTCTTTTGGGATTGGCTTGCGTTTATTTCTGGAGCGTTTCGTTGGAAGGTATTTGCAGTTTTCGCAGATGATGTCGGTGATACTTCGTCGCTGTCGTCTCATGCTGCCCTCCTGACGCCATGCCCGATCGCCATCAATGCCGCTTTGGATACGGTAGTAAACATCCGTCGAGGACTGATGAACGGTCGCCAAATCAGCAGCATGGAGCCTTTGCTGTTTCCCTTCTTCTCCAGCCCTGTCGATGGTTCGATAAAATTAATCCGTCCATCAGTGATAATACGAACTTCGTCAACACTCTCCAGAGCCTTGCTGAACCATCCGACTGACATATCCTCTGGCACAAGCATCACTACCGTCTGTCGCTGTTGTATGCACTGCTCAGCGGCTTTTTCCACCCACGGCCTGATATTGCTGTACGGTGGGTTATTCCAGATTGCCCCGTGGCTTATCCACTCAGAATTTAGCGCGTCGTCGGCCTCAGTTAACCAGTGAGCGCACAGAGCATTTTTGTCGCTCGCTGCCGAATCCAGCCAGAATCCAAACTCAATATCCAGTGCATCAAAAAGCCAAATCGGCGTTTGCCAGCAGTCCTTGTCGTGTGCTGGCGTATTTGATTTGATAGTCATGCAGCCCGATCTCCCCATCTCGCTTTCCACTCCAGAGCCAGTCTCGCTTCGTCTGACCACTTAACGCCACGCTCTGTACCGAATGCCTGTATAAGCTCTAATAGCTCCGCAAATTCGCCTACACGCATCCTGCTGGTTGACTGGCCTATTACCACAAAGCCATTCCCGGCAAGGTTAGGGACAACGTCCTGCTGCTTTAAGGCTGCGGTAAACACACACTTCCAGCTTTCTGCATCCAGCCAGCGACCATGCCATTCAACCTGACGCGAGACGTCACCAAGGCAAGCCCAAAGCTTCCGATTTTGGTCTAAGCTGCGGTTGCGCTCCTGAATGGTTACTACGATTGGTTTGGTTGGGTCTGGAAGGATTTGCTGGATGGCTTGAATGGCGTTCTGCTGATGGATGGGGCTTCTTAGTTCAAACGTTAGTTTCCTCATGGGATGAACTCCAGTGTGCGATGTTAAATTCCCATTTAATTACCTTTGCATACCCAATTTTGAACCCATCAATACCTATCCACCGCTTGCCACTCCAATAAGCTGTACCACTTTGCTTGAAATGATGTGGATGCTTAGATTGAGTGGTCACTGTTACAGGTAAATATGGCTTCGGGTATTCCCCATTCCCTGGATAACCAGATTTAATTCTGCTCATTGATACCCTCTCTCACTTAATCTCCTCCACGCTTCGTTAAACTCATCTCTGGTTGCGCCGGATTTTCTTTCTTCAAACATCATGCATTCGCTGATGTCTCCCCATGACTTTGGTCGCTTTTCAGCGAACAGATCATCCCATTCAAATACCCAGCGGCCTGATTTTCGGTAGTGGTAAATGGTCAGCCATGTTGTGCTGTTCGCTGGATACCCATAGAGAATTTCGACTTTTTGATCACGGTCTTTATGCTTTTTCAGCAGGATAAAGCCAGCAACCAGCGAAGCTCCGGCAAGAATGATGATTGGTATTTGCCAGTCAGCCACACTTCCCTCTCCCCCAAATAAAAAGGCCTGCGATTACCAGCAGGCCTGTTATTAGCTCAGTGATGTAGATGGTCATCAGAATCCTCCTTTCTTCTTGGATTGCGGTTCCTCGCGTTCACGGCGGCGCATTTCAGCGGACTGTTGGTCTGTGTCATAAATAGCGCCATTTGCCTGAATGCAATACACCGTGCCGGTATTGCCATGACGATTGAGACGAAGGATTAGTTCGGTTTCACCAGGTGGAACACTGTCATCAAAAGCACCTTCACGATGGATCCCCACCCAATAATCGCAATCCTGTTCAATCTGCCCTGTATCTCGTGAGTCACTTGGTAATGGGCGTTTATTGGTTCGGCTTTCCAGTGCGCGGTTAAGCTGTGTCAGAAGCACAACAACGCAATCAAGCTCTTTGGCAAGGTTCTTCAGTCCTTTGGTGATCATGCCGTAAGCAAGGTCGTTACGATCGGCCTTTTCAGCGGTCATTAGTGTCAGGTAATCGACCAGAATCATGCCAACACATCCTTTTTCTCGCTTGATTCGACGGCTTTCGCTGACGATTTGAGCCAGAGATAATCCCGGCGTGTCGTCGATGTAAAGCAGGTCGATTTCACTCAAGCGATTGGCTGTTTCGATCGCCCTGTTGAAGTCACCATCGTAATCACCCTGATAGCCGTCATCAGCGTCATTTGTCGCCGGAAGGTAAAAAATATTCGGGTTAACACCAGACTTCTGCCCTACCAGTTTTTCCAGTATCTGGTCACCTGGCATTTCAAGGCTGAACATAAGAGCAGGCTTTTTCTCATGCACTGCGCAGTTGATTGCCATCTGGCTGTATAGCGTCGTTTTCCCCATCTTAGGGCGAGCGCCAATGACAAACAAAGAGCCTTTCACCAGACCTTTCGGTGACAGCATCCTGTCCAGCGATGGGATCCCTGTGCTCATTCCTCGTTGTTCGCCTGACGGGTCAAAACGCTTCTCAAGGTCGCTAACCCAGTCTTCCATGACCTCACCAAATGAGCGAAGTCCGCGACGCGATCCGGTTTTTGCATGGTCTGTCAGTTGCGTGAAAATCGCCTGAATAGCTTCGTACTTCTGCGTTGCAGTCATTCCGTTGCGGGAATAGAGCAATTCCGTCGCTTCAGTCATGCGGTTGATGGCGTAGCGTTCCATTGCGGTTTCACGAACCTGCATTGCATAGGCAACGATGTTTGCTGCGCTTGGCGTGTTCTTTGCGATCTCAGCGATATAAGCAAAACCGCCAACAGACGCCGTTAACGATTTACGCTCCAGTTCATCGAAAAGCGTCAGGCCATCTACTGGCTTTTGCTCCCGGTGCATTCTGGTTATTTCTTCGAAAAGGATTTTGTGTGGTCGGCTGTAAAATGAATCAGGCTTCAGCATCGCCAGAACTTTCTGGACGCGCTCACTGCTGTCATCATCCAGAAGCAATCCACCAATCACCGCCTGCTCTGCCTCGATGCTATGGGGCGGCGCATAAAAATTATCGGTCATCGTGTTCACCCTCACGAACTTTCAGGTAGGTATTATCGTTAAGCAGGAAATCAAATCCCTTTTTGTGCCAGACGGTTCCGCGATGATGGTTTGGGCGCTCCTCGAACATCCATCGGCAATTTTCTCCTACGTAGCTCAAATAATTTCTCCAGTCCTGCATCGTGAACCCATGCCCGTCAAGCTGGCGGGTTATCACTCCGGCTTTGCGCCAGAACGTTCGGATCTGGTTTTTACGCTTGTCATTCAGTGCGCGGATTCTTGGCGCTTCAGGAAGGATTTCGTGGTAAGCATCGACAACATCCTGACAGCTAACGGAAGGTTTTTTCTTGTCAGACTTTTTGTCTGCTGTGGCACTCTCTAATACGTCAGTATTAGAGATATTATTTATATTATTGTTTATGGACAACCGTTGGACAACCGTTGGACAATCTCCGCTGAGATCCGCGCCATTACTGGTGTTTGCGTTGGACAACCGTTGGACAACCGTTGGACAATTTTTTGCCTGAAAATCATCATATTTAACGATTGTAAACAGGCTAAATCTCTTCCCCATCGAGCAAATATTAAGCATCCCTTTCGACTCAAAAGTCCGTAATAAGCTCCGAACTTTGTTGTCAGGGATGAATGTTTCTCTGACCAGAGACGGGCGTCCAGTTATCATCTGACCGCGATCAACAGTTATCGGACCGATATCCGTATTGACGACAGTAGATTCGTGATTAGCCTTGAGGATTAAGTGAATCCAAAGATGTACTGCCTGAGAGTCCTTATAGAGCCTGCTGTCCATAAACTGGCGGTGTATAGAGACATACCCCATACTGGATGCCTCCTGATGTTGTACAGGGTTATGCCTGTAATCAGCTAACTTAACGACGCCCATGTTTCACTCCTGCTTTGGCTAGTCTGTAAACACCAACAAGGCGCTCTGCGAACGCCCTGTTATTTGCTGCGGCTACCACTAATCCCTCAGGTGAATCAGGGTGTCGAATCTCTTCTTTTTCCTGGTATTTCTTACGACGTTTTGTCATAATGACTCCTGTAGATTGATCCAGTAATGACCTCAGAACTCTATCTGGATTTGTTCAGAACGCTCGGTTGCCGCCGGGCGTTTTTTCTTTGTGATTCCATCAAGCGCATACTTAAAAGCCCTGCTAATCGGACTGATGTCTGATGCCATTCCAAAAGCACACAGGACCGAAGCAATAAATCTCCAGTCCGTTCTGCTTATCTTCGATTCATGACAGCCAATCATCTTTGCCAGACCGCGCTGGGTAAGCGTTGACAGGTTGATAAGTAAATCTGTTTCTGCGCGATCAACGTCGCGCTGTGATAGTTTGCTGTAACTTGTTTGTTCCATTTCTTACTATTTCCATAGGTAAATAATCACTAATACTCATCTTTCGATGAGTGATTAATTAGTTACCGCGTTGTCGGCGGTGCAGATTGATAAAGAGCGATGTTACTTATGCAGCCAGAAGGTTCTTTTTGCTTATTTCAAGCATTTCGCTTGCTTGATATTTGCCACCAGAAATCTCTTCGATTTTTGATGCGTATTTAGTTTTCCCAAAAAACTCAGTCTTAGGGAGGAAGCCGTTTTTGAGCCACTTATAGACAGCCCTTTCGCTAACTCCACAAGCCTTCGCAACTTCAGGGATGCCGACACCTTTAATCGGCTCATCAAGATTTTGCATAGGAATATCCTTTTTCGTACTTTCAGTACGCATTATGATTGAACTGAAAGTTTTTGCAAGTGCTTTAGTATCGTACTCATGGTTCAGAATGAAAAAGTGCGCAAAGAATTCGCCCAGCGGCTAGCGCAAGCCTGTAAAGAAGCTGGTCTTGATGAACATGGTAGGGGGATGGCCATAGCCCGTGCCCTTTCTCTTTCGTCCAAAGGCGTTAGCAAATGGTTTAATGCTGAGTCTTTACCGCGTCAGGAAAAAATGAATGCGCTTGCGAAATTTCTAAACGTTGATGTTGTTTGGCTTCAGCACGGCACTTCGTTAAATGGAGCGAATGATGAAGATACTCTTTCATTTGTTGGCAAATTAAAAAAAGGGTTAGTGCGCGTGGTTGGTGAGGCAATTCTTGGTGTTGATGGTGCCATCGAGATGACCGAAGAGCGCGATGGGTGGCTCAAAATTTATAGCGATGATCCAGATGCCTTTGGTCTTCGTGTGAAAGGAGACAGCATGTGGCCCAGAATAAAATCAGGAGAATATGTACTCATTGAGCCTAACACCAAAGTATTCCCGGGTGATGAGGTGTTTGTCAGAACCGTTGAAGGACACAACATGATTAAGGTTCTTGGCTATGACAGAGATGGAGAATACCAGTTTACAAGCATCAACCAGGACCACAGACCAATAACGTTGCCTTATCATCAAGTAGCAAAGGTGGAGTATGTGGCTGGTATTCTGAAGCAGTCCCGCCATCTGGATGACATCGAGGCAAGGGAGTGGCTGAGAGATTCCTGACATCAGAGTCATAGAGTGAGTTTTCTAGTTAGAAATAGTGGTCAATGGGTACGCTTAGGTAAACCGTTTAAACATAATAAACAAGCCATATAAGATGAAATAAATCATGAGCGATAAAGAGTTTAAAGTACTTGATTTTGATGATTTTGCTCATTATTTGAGCACGTTGAACGGCGAACAAATTTGTCCAATGTGTATGGAAGAATCATGGACGCTTTTCGCCCCAAACAAGCTTCCTCCAGAAGACGAGGATAGGTATGTAATAAGTTCTATCCCAGGATCACTTATTTCAAGTAAAAAACCTGAAAAATCAAATCTCTTCTTCAGAAGTTACAACAACGATGTCCTCCTGATGCAATGCAGAAATTGTGGATACATGGCATTTTTTAATTATAAAAAAGTCCAAGAAAACCTTGAATCAGGGGATTATATAAAAAAAGAAGATATAGATATGGTGGATGAAAATGACAAATCAGAAGACTGATTTCTTCCGTCCAATGGAGTATGATAATAACTATGAGCAATTTGGTGTTATAGAAGCACACAGGAATGGTCGTTCTACTCCGTCATATCAGCCAGGCACCATTGGTAAGGATATCCCGGTTATTATTGCGCATAAGTTAAGCGATCAACCAGCAGGGGGTGAGCCACAGATGAGCGTAAAATCACTGTCACGTTGGGAGTTTTGGCTAGGGATTTTCACTGCCATTATTGGGATATTTTCCATTGTTGTAGGAGCAACGTGGACAATTTCTAATAATATCAATGATAAGATTAATGCATCAAGACAAGAGCTAACTGGGAACATCCAATCCAGTCGAGCAGAAATCACGGCAAGAATTGACAGGCTCGAAGATAAGATGGAGTCTAATTTCAAAGAAACATCATCGAATCTGTTCAAAATACAGGCAATTCTAGAAGCAAAATCCGACAAAGAAAAATAAGAAAGTCCGGCCTCAGCGCCGGGTTTTCTTTGCCTCACGATCCCCACCCCTAATAACACCTTAAGCAATTGTATTTATTGAAAAATTGATAAATACAACTTGCTAAACCACGCAATTCTGATCCCTTCCCCATCACCTCCATCCGCAACATTTACAAAAATAAATTTCCTTATATATCAAAATCATATTTCGTAGAGTTAATAAATCACAAATAATTCGTACCAATAGTTCTTGATAAGATCGAACTATTGGTTCATTATTATCGCCATCAGCAGGAAGCTGGAAGCCAAACGGAGCAGATTGGCAGGCTCTTTAACTTCGATGGGGCGCTGACAAAGCGCAAACAGATACCAAACGAGATGGGTTTGGCGGTGATGTGAATTGCAGCTGCAACGACAGCAACCAGAAGACCAGCATCTGGCGCATCACCACCAAAGCCATTTCACATGAGGAAAACATCATGACGGTAATCGTGTACGGAAAATCAACATTTGCAGGAAATGCCAAAACTCGCCGTCATGAGCGGCGCAGAAAGCTGGCTATTGAGCGTGATGCTATCTGTAACATCATCGATTCGATCTTCGGCACAGACAGTGAGGAACCTGTTCAGGAAGCCCCGAGAAAACGTTTAAGCCTTTCTGAAAAAGCAATATCACTCGGAAGCCTTCGCTGCAAGAAGGCAGAAGAAGTCGAGCGTAAACAGAACCGTATTTACTACCGCAAGCCACGCAGCGAAATGGGTGTGACTTGTGTTGGTCGCCAGAAAATGAAATTAGGCAGCAAACCACTTATTTGAGGTGATATATGGAAGAAGAATTTGAAGAGTTCGAAGAGCATCCTCAGGATGTGATGGAACAATACCAGGACTATCCGTATGACTACGACTATTGATACAAATCAATGGTGTGGACAATTCAAGCGATGCAATGGATGCAAACTGCAATCGGAATGCATGGTTAAGCCTGAAGAAATGCTTCCTGTAATGGAGGATGGGAAATATGTCGATAAATGGGCAATACGAACGACGGCAATGATTGCCAGAGAACTTGGTTAACAGAACAACAAAGCTGCCTGATAGTGGCCTTTATTTTTGGCACAAACAACAGAATAAACACTGCACTGTGTATTCATTCCAACGAGTGAATACACGGAGCAATGTCGCTCGTAACTAAACAGGAGCCGACTTGTTCTGATTATTGGAAATCTTCTTTGCCCTCCAGTGTGAGGGCCTTTTTATATGCATATCAATAACGCTTCACTTGAGGCGTTTTCGTTATGCAATCAAACAGAAGGAGCATCCTATGCAACAGTTCGCTATTGCAGGGGCGGCATCGGTTCGCCCTTTCAACCCGATTTTATCGGTACAGCATTCACGAAAAAATATTTTAACCGGAGCAGACTTTAAACAACCAAGAATGAAAAGTTTGCTCGAAAAGCTTTGGGATATTTTGAAACAACAAGGCCGTCCATGAGTTTTACAGATAACTGGTTAGACGAAGAATTCATTCGTCAGATGAAAGAATTAATCGGTAACGAAGGAGATATTCATGTCACTTGCAACCACAGTGAAGGAGAGCAAGTTACAGAGGCGCATGTACACGCAGAAAGCTCTCTGGTATCGACATAATGGCGACCGCGAAGGAATGCGGGTATGCCTTAACTTGTCCCGAGTCGAAGTATTAAATCAGCGTTATTTCCTTGGGCCGTGTCCATTCTGAGAACAATCATATGAGCAAAGAATTTTACGCAAGACTGGCAGCTATTCAGGAGAATCTGAACGCGCCAAAGAATCAGTACAACTCATTCGGTAAATATAAATACAGAAGCTGCGAAGACATTCTTGAAGGCGTTAAGCCGTTACTGAATGGCCTGTTTTTATCAATCAGCGATGAAGTTGTGTTGATTGGTGATCGGTATTACGTGAAAGCCACGGCAACTATTACCGATGGCGAAAACAGTCATACGGCAACCGCCCTTGCACGAGAGGAAGAAAGCAAGAAAGGAATGGATTCTGCACAAGTTACGGGAGCTACAAGCTCTTATGCACGCAAGTATTGCCTCAATGGTTTGTTCGGCATTGATGATGCGAAAGATGCAGATACCGACGAGCATAAACATCAGCAGAACGCAGCAGCAAAGCAATCAAAACTATCACCTACACCTGAACAGGTTCTAAAAGCATTCACTGACGCAGCATTGCAGAAAAACACCGTGGAAGAGCTTAAACAGGCGTTCGCCAAAGCGTGGAAGATGCTCGAAGGCACACCGGAGCAGCACAAAGCGCAGGACGTTTACAACATCAGACGAGACGAATTAGAAGGAGCTGCTGCTTAATGGCACATTCGATTACTGTAAGACTAAACAAGCCCGCAAGAGAGTTTCAGGCCGGGGAAAATATCGGATTCAACATCCGTGCTGGCGTTCAGTATTACGATCGCCAGACAAAAAAGAAAGAATGGACAAACTACAGCGCCGTTGTATTTGCCAAGCCAGGAGCGCAAGCGGATTACTACCGTAGCGTTCTTGTTGAAGGTGGCATTGTGGAAATTACCGGAGAAAACATCAGGGTTGATGTTTATCAGGGGCAAAATGGTCAATCAATTACTCTTGAATTACTGAATGCAAAGATTGGATTTACAGCTTCAGGAAATGGCCCGCAGCAGCAAAGTAGTAACCAGCAGAACACTCCTGTATACGACGATTCCATCCCATTCTGATATAGAAAAATAAGGATTCCATTATGCCAGCGCCTCTGTATGGTGAGGATGACCCACGCCGATGTTCCGGCAATTCCGTATCGGAGGTGCTGGATAAATTCAGAAAAAACTACGACCGGATAATGTCTCTACCGCAGGAAACGAAAGAGGAAAAGGAATTTCGCCACTGTATATGGCTTGCAGAGAAAGAAGAACGCGAGCGAATTTACCAGACATCAATCCGACCATTCCGCAAAGCCACATATACCCACTTCCCTGAATATATCGACCCGCGCCTGCGTAATTACCGCTCACGCTATGGCGCTATCAGTAATGACTGAGGAATTAACAATGAAAACAATGAAGCTAAACATCGACCTCGGAAAATACGTTATTACCGGAACAAAACACGATCTGATTCTTAGCAAAAGAGGAATTGTCAAAGAAGGCGAGAATGCAGGGAAAGAAACACTAAGCCGTATCGGTTATTACAGCAAGTTTGAGCATCTGGTTAAAGAGTTATGCAACCGTGAAATCCTGTTATCTCAGGCGCAGACGCTACAGGATATTCAGCAACATATCGAGACTTTAGGTGTGTCACTTAGCATGGCTATTGACCAGTTCGTGGAGAGTAAATCATGAGAGGGCTTGCATACAATCCCGGCATTCTTCCGGCAGAAATGATTATTCGCCAACGCGTAAAGCCAATGCCATCGAGAGAGGAATTGCTTAAGAGAAAGAGTTTCGGTTCTGTTAATGACAACAAATATCTGAATGCGATGTTGCGCAAAGGAGGCAACCGGTGACTGGACATGCAACGATCCTCGACATGTGCTGTGGCAGCCGCATGTTCTGGTTAGATAAGAATGACGAACGGGCGAGATAAGCGATCGGTTAAGTGCTATAGTAATGCGCTTTTGTATTTATGGAGTGAATATGAAAAATATCCTACTGGCATCATTGTTAGTGGCATCGCCGGGTGCATTTGCAGCCAGCTTTGACTGCCAAAAGGCTTCGACAGCAATCGAACATAAAATCTGCGATAACGAACGTCTGTCAAAATTAGACGAACAGCTTAGCTCTGCCTATTCTAGTGCCCTCAAAGAAAACCCAGAGAACGCAGACACCCTAAAAATAGTTCAACGTCAGTGGGTAAATATGCGTGGAAAACTCACTGATAATAAGGCTCTGGAGCTGGCTTATCTTATCCAAATTAATGGCCTCAAAGGTTTGGGGAGTTCAGTCAGCGTAACAGCGGCCAATGAGATACCCACGTCGACGCAGAAACATTCTGAAGAGCAGGAAGAAACAAGTAAGGCAGAAGTTAAGTCGGTCAAGAACGGCAATAAGCTAACCTTAGAGTCATTCCGAGCTAAATATGTAGAAGTAGATGGTGAGTATTACAGCACGACATCCATTCCTAGAGGCAGTTCGTTCTTGTTCACTTGCGCCAGTCGTATTGCTGATGACCAAGTGAATGTTTGGAAGAAACATGCAGCCAAAGAGGGCAAAATCGACCTATTCTTTGAGGTTGAGAATCACTTACACACTGCTATGTTGAACGCCAATTTCCAGAAGTTGAATTCAGACCCTGCCAAAAGAGGTATTTGTAATCTGATTAACGCAGTGCCGTAAGTAAATTTAGGGCCACAGTTGTGGCCTTAAATATTTTTTCAGCCTTTTCTTATTTGTAATAAGCAGTACTTAGTAGTGCTTATAAAACAGAATAAAAAACATATGACTTTGGCGATTACCCAGTAAAGATATTCGAAATAAATGTAAATATCGGCAATGAATAACAATCCTCGCACTCGCGGGGATTTCTTTTATATGGGGATAATATGACCATCCACTTTCACGGCAGCCCAATATGGGGTGATGAGCATGCCCCTACAGATATGCTGATTAAAGCCCTTTACCGTGATGGTGGGGCTTTTGTTTCATTTGCCAGACCAGAGCAGATGAAAAAGATTGCCATGTTCCCTTGTGATATACGCCTTGATAACGGTGCTTTTAGCGACTGGATGAAAGCATTAAAGAAAGGCACTCCGGTAGACTGGAGTAAGAGACGAGCAAAATTCTACGACTTTGTTGGGAAGTGGTTCAGCAGAATTGAATGGTTTCTTATACCTGACGTTATCGAAGGGACAGAGGCAGAAAACGACGAGCAGATTGAGTTGGTTCCTGATTGGCTAAAATCAAAAGCGGTTCCGGTCTGGCATACCGACGAATCAATTGAACGTCTTTTACGCCTTTCTGGCAAATTTGAATGGGTGGCGATTGGATGCTGCGGCCCACACAGGCACATACGCTCTAAATGGTGGGAACAGAGAATGGATGAAGTTTTTACTGAGATTTATATCAATCGTAATTTGAAAGTGAAAATTCATGGTCTTCGAATGCTCGACGTGAGAGTTCTTGGTATGTATCCGTTCGCCAGTGCGGATTCTACTAATGTTGCTGTTAACGTACCGAAGACAGAGAAGCGATTTCCTGAGATTACCGACAAACTGGCACGTACAGCTGTACTTCGCGCAGCTATTGAAAAGGTGCACCCACCATCGATATCAGCATGGGTAGACAGAAAGATGAGAGAGCCGGCGCAAGCCGGTTTTTTATTTGAATTCACCGACGCCGCTTAA